ATATGGTGTAGAGAACGAAGGAAGTGTTGTGGTAACTGAAGAAAATCTTAATATGTTTGTTGAAGAATTAAATCCTCTTCTACAGGAAGAAATTGAGATTCCACTAGAACCTATTAAAGTAGAGTCTCTTCCGGAATCAGTTAATTTGTCGCCAATACAATTATCACAATTAAGTTTTTTTATTGCTGATTGAATTTATAAGTTCATATTTCTTAGGGAACTCTTTAAGAGTTCCCTCTTTATTTATATAAATAAGATAGGAGTATGTAATGGCAACGCCAACAACTAGAGAACAATTTTCCGATTACTGTTTAAGAAGACTAGGTTTTCCTGTAATAGAAATAAATGTTGCAGAAGAACAAGTTGATGATAGAATCGATGATGCCATAACGAAATATTTTGATTATCATTTTGATGGCGTTGAAGAAGATTATCTTATTGTTCCTATAACTAATACGGATGTAACTAATGGATATATTACTCTAGATGAAAAAGTATTTTCTGTAATATCTGCACTTCCTGTCGGTAATGACGTTTCTACAGGAGTTGGTAGTGGCGATCTATTTAATGCACAATATCAGTTCTATATGAACGATTTCTATAATACATCAAATATTATAGGAAATAATTTAGCTTATTTAGATTCTATGAAGTCGTATCTTGCTACTATGCAGATGTCATTATCACCATTAAATTCTTTTAACTTTAATAGAAAAACAAATAGAATTAGATTCAACGAACCGCTCTCTTTATTAAAAGAGAAAACATCCAATATTGTTTTGAAAATTTACAAGAAATTAGATATCAATACTTTTAACGATATTTGGGCTGACGAATTTCTTAAGGAATATGCTACAGCTCTAATTAAAAGACAATGGGGTGAGAATCTTAAGAAATTTGGAAATATGAATTTGCCAGGCGGTATAACAATTAATGGTGATGCAATATATTCAGAAGCTATAACTGAAATAGAAAAATTAGAAACAAGACTCACTAAAGATTTACAATTACCGTTGGATCTATTTATTGGATAAATCATGCCAACTAATAAATTTTTTCAATCCGGTCGTGGTATAGGTTCTACAGAAGAACAGAATCTTCTCCAAGTTTTGGTAAATGAATCTATACAAATTGCAGGATGTGATTTTGTTTATTTACCAAGAACTATTGTTAATGTTGATGAATTATATCGTGAAGATTATATATCTAAATTCGAGAGAAATTTTGTAATAGAAATGTACATAGAGAATTATGAAGCATTTCTTGGGGACGGAGCTTTAATTTCTAAATTTGGATTCACTCTAGGTGATAGATTAAGATTAATTGTTTCTAGAGAAAGATTTGAATCTATTGTAGGAAAGGTTCTTCCAGTCGAAGGTGATCTTATAATGTATCCTACAGCAAGATCCCTTTTCGAAATTAAATATGTTGATGATAAGAATCCTCTATTTCCTCTTGGGGCGAGACAATATTTTATTCTAACTTGCGAAGTATTTAAATATTCTAATGAAACTATTGACACTGGTACTGAAGCAGATGAAGTTAATGTAACTTATAATAATGATGGTGCTACAGGAATTGGTGATCCATTTGCTAAGAACGATAAAATACAATCTAAATCCGATATTATAATAGACTTCACAGAGTCAAATCCTTTTTCTAATATCAATAATTAATTATAAAGGAATATGTGTATTAAATGTTAAATTCATCAAACTTTTATTTCTCTACAATTAGAAATCTGACTGCAGCTTTTGGTTCTCTATTTAATAATATAAGAGTCTTAAGATATAATCAAGATGGATCGATAGAAAAAACCATTAAAGTTCCACTTGCATACGCATCTGCAGATAAAACCATCACGATGTTACAGCAACAAGATGTTCAGAGAAGAGATAATTATGTTGATGTAAAAGTTATTCTTCCAAGATTATCGTTTGAGTTAACTTCTATGTCATATGATTCAACAAGAAAACAACAAACTATTGGAAAGAATATATTTGTTCCACAAAATGATTTGACGTTTAATGCTTCAAGTGCCGTTAATGTAAGTGAAAATACCATAACTATCCCGTCACATAATTTAAGAACTGGTCAATCAGTAACTTATATTAAAGGATCTGGAAATTCAATTGGAGCAACAGGATTTTTTGATGGTGGAACTTATTACACAATTAAGACGACTAACAATACAATTAAACTCGCTTCTTCTAAATCTTTAGCTGAAGCCGGAACAGCAATTGATTTAATCGCACCAGGTTCCGGTATTTCTACGTTAAAAACAACATATATTGGACAGTATAATCCAGTTCCTTATAATTTTGAATTTACTGTTAATTTATTTGTTAAATATATTGATGATGGTCTACAAATTATAGAACAGATTCTTCCATATTTCACTCCTTTTTATACCATTACTCTGAACGATATACCATCTATTGATATGAAGAGGGATGTGCAAATTACTCTAACATCAGTTTCACAATCAGATGAATATGAAGGATCAGTAGAAGATGATAGAATTTTAACATGGACGTTAACATTTGTTGCAAACTCTTGGATTTATCCACCAATTTCTGATGCTAAGATTATTAAAAATGCTGTTACTAATTTTTACGAATTAGATACTACACAAAAATTAGTAACAACAACAGTTTCCGTCAATCCATCTACAGCAGATAGAGATGATGTTTATACAATAAATACAACTATTACGGAATATTAAGGAAATTACATGTCAGCAGGTTACACTAATTTAAAGATAGAATCTGGTGCTACATTTAGTACAACAATTGAATTGAATAATTCTGATGGTTCATCGATGAATCTAACTGGATATACTGGTAGTTGTAAAATAAGAACATCATATTATTCGGATTTCAACGTATATCCTTTAACTGTTACTATAGATTCTCCTCCAACTGATGGTAAATTAACATTATCAGCTACTGCAACACAAACTGCAACATATAAATCGGGTAGATATGTTTATGATGTTGAGATAACAAATGGTTCTATTGTAACTAGAGTTATTGAAGGAATTGTAGAAGTTAAACCAAACGCAACAAAGTAAAATGTCAAATATAACAGTTACAATACCATCATCAACGACTGTAAAAGTTGCATCAATAGGAACTCAGGGCACAATAGGTAATCAAGGTTCTACAGGAATAGGTGCGACTGGTTTTACTGGAGCGACAGGAACATTTTCTGGATCTAATCGTGAATTGTTGTATCTAGATAATACATCTGTAGTTGGGGCAACAGGATTAACATGGGTCAAAGAAACTAATACACTAACAATGACTGGACAACTTTCAATTGATCCAGCATTAATTTCTGGTAAAAGAATCACAAATATTGGTGTTACAGAAACTGTTATCGATGAATCGCCTATATCTACATTCAGAACAGTGAAATATGTATTACAAGTTTCATACCTCACAAATTTCCAATGTTCTGAAATTCTATTGATCCATAATGGAACAACAGCTTATATATCCGAATACTCTAGAGTACATACTTCAGCAAATCCTCTAGTAACTTATACAACCAATATCACTGGTGGAAATATAAGATTAATTGCATCCGCCGCAGCAGGATCTACAACTAAAATTGATTTGTATAAGATCGCATTTGGAGTATAACGCTGGAATAATTATGTACTTTTAAAGTGCATAAATATGATTAGACATTTACTAGTCAATCATAGTAGATGGATAGTGGGTTAGAGATTATTAGAAAATTTCTATCTCATGTATAATTTATTTGGTCAATTTTGACCTAAATACTCAAGTATATTATAATTGAATTAGGAGTTATAATGAGTCAAAAGTTTAGATTTCATATTCTACCACCACCACATGTAGTAACTAATGCAGAATTTTCGGCTTGTGCGTACGGACAAAAGACACGCAAATTCGGGAAAATGATGGTCTCACGTGGACACGAAGTTATTCATTATGGTCACGAAGATTCCGAACTAGAGTGTACGGAACATGTTACGGTTGTTACCAATGATGATTTTAAGAAAGCATATGGTGATTTTGATTGGCGCAAGAATTTCTTTAAGTTTGATATGAATGACCATGCTTATCAAACTTTCTATAAGAACGCTATTAGAGAAATTCAAAAGAGAAAACAACCAAACGATTTCATTCTACCTTTCTGGGGATGGGGTAATAAACCAGTATGTGATGCGTTTGTAGACGATATGATTATCGTAGAGCCTGGTATTGGATATGCTACAGGCCAATTCTCTCCTTGGCGAATCTATGAATCATATGCCATTCGTTCTGCTGTTGGTGGTCATGAAGCTGTTGGTCAGTGCAAAGAATCCTGGTATCATGCTGTGATTCCTAATTATTTCGATCCAGATGAATTTGAATTTTCAAAAGAGAAAGATGATTATCTTCTATTCATGGGTAGAATCTATCCTGGAAAGGGTATTGATGTTGCCTATCAAGTCTGTGAAAAACTTGGGTTGAAATTGAAGATCGCAGGACAAGGTTCTCTTGAGGAGCATGGATATAAAGAGATTCCTGGTCAGATCGAAGTTATCGGATACCTTAATGCAGAAGATAGAAAGAATGTACTCTCTAAGGCGAAGGGATTCTGGTTACCTTCTATGTTCAATGAACCTTTCGGAGGTGCATCTATCGAAGCACTTTTCGCTGGATGTCCTATTATCACAACAGATTGGGGTTCACATGCAGAGAATAATTTACACGGAGTAACTGGTTATCGTTGTCGTTCATTCTCAGAATTCTCTTGGGCGGCTAAGAATATTGACAAGATCAATCCACAAGATTGTAGAGATTGGGCAATGGCTAACTTTTCTTTAGATCGTGTTGCTAGAATGTACGAACATTATTTCACCATGGTTCATAACGTAT